TTTTAGTAAAATTGGATTGGGTTTACTACGGTAGATAAGAAAGAAGTCACTCTAGAAACCGAAGAGATGGACCAATTGTCCTTTTTGAAGAGAACTTTTGTTTTTGATCCGCGTTGTGGCACGATCGTATGTCCGTTAGATTTAAACACAATTGTCAGTTCAATTGCGTGGTATGATAAGACTAAAGACATGCAGGAAGTGTTAAGCGGAAAATTAGATGCTTTTCAGAGGGAGGCGTTTCTGCATGCTGATAAGTATGATGAGTTGATAATGCATGCAGAAGCTAAGTTGAAGGACTTAGATTTTCATCATAATTTTAGGTCTAAAGAGGTTCTCTTACATATGTTAATGTTTGATAAGAGAAACTACTTACCTACGGTTTATGATAATTATAATTTAATAAATTAGTGAGATGCGAATGATCACCTATAGAAAGTGCAATCTATAGTAGTAGCGTTCGTTTCAATATACCGCACACCCCCCTTATTACTGTCAGTTGTCCAGTATTAAGTTTTAGAGACAACTATGAAAGATATGCAATCGTCTTCAGGTGAAGACGCAAATTATGGCGAAGACAATGCAAATATTGTCCCGCCCAACTCAGATAGTGGTGAACTAGTAGAAGATGTTAGAACGGTAGAATCGTTGTACGATTCGAGTTTTCGCACTAGACCTGCCGTTCCCTCTATCGAAATTTATGATAAAACCCCTGTTTTTTCTAACGTAGACCCGGCTATGAGAATGGATTACTCTAGGCTTATTGGTAAGCCTTTCCATCTTAAATCATTTCCGTGGGCTACTACAGACGTTAAAGGAACTGAACTGGCGCAAAGCACGTATGTTCCTAGTGATATAATTAATCTTAACGTCATGACAGCTTCTCCCTTTCTCCTTTCTTGTTTGTACCATATGAAAGGTTGTTTTGTTGTACAGGTTTTGGGTACTCCTATGCATGGTGGTTGTCTGGTTGCTTCTGTCCTTCCTCGGTCTCAGCAGAACCAGGGTTTGGTTACAGATTATGGTACTACTTTACACTCTTATCAATCGGCTCCGCATGCTTTTCTACATGCTAATTCGGCAACTAGTGCCTGTATTCAGATACCGTGGTATTCGAACACTAAGTTGCGCATGACACCTCGTGCCGATACGTTCACGTTTGCTGCTCAATCTGATACGTTGTTTACGAATCCAGCGCGAGATGCTATCGATTATGCACAGTTGAAGTTTAGAGTTTTAGCACCCCTGACATGCCCTACTAGTGCATCGACTGGAGTCTCAGTATCTGTGGGTATAATGTTCACAGAGTTGAATTTTTATGT